CCAGTAGCAGCCATCGCTACGTAAACTACAGGTTGGTATGATGGATTCCAGGTAAAGCCCATAGCTGAATAATGCCCCAATACTTCAGAAGGAAGGGTTGAGGCGGGGAATCTACTAACATAGAAATTTATAGATTGTGAAATCGGAAGGTGACACTCCAGACGAGCTACACATCCAGATGACCAGTATTCATAACCAAGTTGACGGGCCCAGATACGGGTGTTAAATTTGACTGGAACAGTCCCGTCTGAGGTAGATCCAGGTGCTGACCAACAATAGTCTACTGTCGGAAGCGTCGTAGTCGGTATATGATTTTGCGTCGATATAGGGTCTATAATTTTAGACGTAGTTCCAAAAACAATACATTTCTTAGGTCCATCAGGAGTCATAAAAGTCGAAGTCGGTAAAGTCAAATGGGGAAACGCCTCCAGATCAATTCCGGATGCAATATCATCATATATTACATCGTTCACCACTTCCTGGCTCTGTGCTACTTTATGAGGCACTTTCGCGCTTACGGGGGCGCTGAAGGATGAATCCCTTAGGGCGTCTTGGATTAGACTTGCCATTATTATCTATCAGTCTCGTAAGTATATGTTTAATAATTCGTAGTATAAGTCCACTAATACAGTCGAGTATATAAGTCTGGTTAGTACGCCAAAATTCTTCGCATAAAATATAGATAGGGCCGATTGCCATTGTCTATTAATTATCCTAGCTTAACTTTAGAATTGCCTAAGCGGAATACCGCATCAAGAAAGTATGGTAAGCTTCACTATAACTAATTAATTTGCTGGCGACTACGTCAGCATATTCTTGTTTATGGGGTTGCCTTGATCTTCTTAATTTCAGGAGCCCACTTCTAATACCATTTACAAAATCGCCATAAAAACGTGAACCATGCATTGCTGCTTCAATCAGTGCTTCAGTCATAACATTGGCGTGATCTTTCACTGCTTCTAGAGGTAGATTGGTCCAATTAAATCGCTGATAGATTGATTCTTTTTCTATTGGTGCTAGAATAATATTGGGTGAGCCACCATCACGAACCCATCTCCGTTTCAAGAACGTTAATTCATTAATTCGGAGAAGAGCCCCTTCCGTTGACTTAGATGCAGTTGTATATACTTGTCCTAACTCGTCGTTCATAATACGCGCAACAGATTCAAAATTATATGCTCCGGGTTTATAGGTCTGGGCTACATCATCGCCAAATGCGATAAATGCTACATCTGAACTAAATCGAGCTAGCGAGGTGTTCCCAGTAATTCGAGAGTAACAATACCAATGATACATTAAGTTGACGATGCAATTCGT